TATCCAAAATGCTCATGAGGATCAAAGATACAGGCAACACATTAATATTGGTGGATAGATTGGCAGCAGGAGAAATGTTGCAGAAATTGATGCCAGATTCTGTATTCATTCAGGGAGAAATGAAATTGGCTGAACGCAAAGAAGAGTATGATCAGATATCCAGCTCTACCAACAAAGTTTTAATTGCCACCTATGGTGTGGCCAGCGTGGGTATTAATATACCAAGAATTTTTAATCTAGTTTTAATTGAACCTGGCAAGAGCTTTGTGCGAGTGATACAGAGCATTGGCAGAGGCATCCGTAAGGCACAAGACAAAGACTTTGTACAGATATGGGACATCACGTCCAGCTGTAAATTTGCCAAAAGGCACTTAACCCAAAGGAAAAAGTTTTACAAAGAAGCAAACTATCCCTTTACAATGGAAAAAATGGAATGGAATTAAAATTATGAGAATATTAACTGTGGAAAATAATACTTTTTTGCTGTCCAAAATGCCCGATCAAATCACCGAAGACATCAGTTTCAGTGTGTTGGACAACAGCAATCCCAAAGATCCTGATTTCTTTTTTATGCCTTTGATATTCATAGAAAGTTTTTCAAGTCCAGCCATAGTGCTAGATATTGGTGGTCATGAAATCAGTATGCCTTTGGATTGGAGTGTGGCTGTGGGAGATCCAGAAAGTGGTTATGATCTACAAATAATTCCTCTGACCAGTATCAGTGACCGAGGATTTGAAGCATTTTCACTAAATCCTTTGTCAGGATTCAGACCTGAATTTTTAACCATTAATGTGATAAATTTTTACAATGATGTCAAATGGTATTTTCCAAAGGTCAAAAACAATCAATTGATTACCACTCCTTTGACTGATTTATCAAAACCTTCCTGCGTGTTTTTTATTAAGGACGTGAGCAGACAGTGTGAAAGCATTGATCACTCACTGTTATATTGATGTACAAAAAGAAAAAAAAAGAACAAGATTCAATAATAAATCTGTTTCCTGCAGAAGAGGAACAAACAGATTTATCTTGGATGATAGATGGAGTCAAGTTGCCTCCAACCAATACAAATAAACCAAAAGGACACAAAAATGAAACTGTTAAGCGATCTGTTAAAAAACACAGATAAAATATTGATCAGAAACCTAGTGATATTTCACACACTAATCATTGCCATAAGCAATTATCTAGTGACCATAAGATTCAATTTATTCTCAGAAAAAATTAACATACTGGGTTGGGAAACCAGTTTTCCATTGGCAGCAGCCGCATTCACTTTTCCATTGGTGGTGGTGGCCAGTGACCTCACAGTGAGAATGGTGGGCAAACAAACTGCAAGAGCAGTGGTGGCTATGTCCATGATCCCTGCCATACTAGCTTCAGTGTTGGTGTTGTTGATATTAAAAGATCCACATGCTATTAGAGTTGGTCTTGCTTCAGGATCTGCCTATGCCATAGGAACCATGTTGGACGTGTATGTGATGCAGTGGATTAGAGAAAAATGGTCAGACAATTGGTGGTTGGCTCCAGCGATGAGCACTGTGGCTGCCAACGTGATTGACACTTACACATTTTTCTACACAGCATTTTATCCGCAACCTTGGGTGCATGCAGTGGCGTTCAATAACACATTGGTAAAAATTATTGTGGGCTTTGCAGTATTCCTGCCTGCTTATGGAATGCTATTGATGTACTTACAGAAAAAATTAAAAAGACGCTTGGTAGGCTAATGCAAGAGAAACCATACAGATATAAAAAAGGCAAGACTTATATGCATGAATCGCCTGATGGGGGTCGAACTGTGTTTGCAAGGGAGATGGACTCCAATCAAAGACATTTGGTTTATAGATGTGAGGAAGCAGTGCTGGAAGAAGAAAGCCAAATGCGAGCACAATATGTAAATGAGGATGCCATAAAACTCTGCATGCAAAACAAAGGCTTGCAGAAAGCATGGGAAAAGTATATAGTATTATTGAAATTGTCTGGATTCAATGACGAATAAATTACCATTAAAAGATATACTGGCCGCCATAGATATGAATGCTAAGTCTGTGTGGGATGAATTATCCGACGATGAACAAAAACAGGTAAGTTTTTTTCTACTGAATAGATATGCCAGTGCTGTGAAAGGCAACAATACACAAAAAGAATTGGCCATATTCAAAACTAATGAATACTATAACAAAAACTTTTTCAACATACAAAAACATAAAAAACTATTGTGGTATTTGCTGTGCATGACTGCGAATGATAAAAAAGACATAAGACAGCATGAATGGATAGGTTACAAATTGAAGGATGCTGGATCTCAAAACAAAGCCATAAAGTTTCTTAAAGAACTGTATCCAAACATGAAGGAAAAAGAAGTTGAAATGATGGCTGAACTCAACAGCAAACAAGAATTAAAAGAATTGGCTGAAGCACATGGTATGGATAAAAATCAAATCAAAAAATTACTATGACCGATCGACCATACACTTGTCAATACTGTCAAACCAGTTATACCAAAGAAAAAACTCTAGCAGTGCATCTGTGTGAGCAGAAACGTAGACATCTTCAAAAAGATGAACGCAGAGTGCAGTTGGGGTATATGACCTTTGTGAGATTTTATCAGATATCACAAAAATTAGATGGCACAAAAACCTATGAAGAATTTTGTAAATCACCCTATTACAATGCTTTTGTAAAATTTGGATCTTTTGTATCCAATGTCAAGCCCATGTATCCAGAAAATTATATTGAATATGTGATCAAAAGTGGCGTAAAGTTAGATCATTGGTGCAGAGAAGAGCTGTATGAAAAATATGTTTTAGAATTAATATTAAAAGAATCAATGGAACCTGCAGTGGAAAGGTCTATTAAAAATATGATGGATTGGGCAGACAATCACAATGCAGACTGGAAAGACTATTTTAGATATGTGAGTTTGCCAAGAGCAGTGTATGACATCAAAGATGGTAAGATTTCACCTTGGTTAATATTAAACAGTATCACAGGCAAGGACATGATGAGCAAACTTAACAATGAACAGTTGGGTATATTGTATAACGTATTGAATCCTGAACACTGGGCACTGAAATTTAAAAGACAACCAGCAGATGTAGAGTTGGTCAAAGAAATAATTAAAGAAGCCAAACTTTAGATATTAGATGCAGTTAAAAAAATTTTGTAACAATTGTAAAAAAACAACCACGCATGAGCCAGATGCTAGTTTACTCATTACCAATTATGGTAATAAATCAAACGTAAGTTGGCAGTGTCGTAGATGTTATCCAAATACCGTTGACAAAACAACCACTAAGAATGTACAATAAACAATGCCAGATATTGATATAGATTTCGCAGATAGAACTGCTATATTAGAAAAGTTCCAACATAGAATTGCCAAACTTGATACAGGCAAGAAACACAACACTGGAATTTATTTCACAGAAATTCCTTACAATCCTGTGGATAATATGTCCACTCTCAATTATGAAGAAGCAGAAAACAGAGGATATTTTAAAATAGACTTTTTAAATGTGAGCATCTATAAACATGTGACAAATGAACAGCATCTTATTCACCTAATGAAAAAAGAACCTTTGTGGGATCTATTACAAGAAAAAGACTTTGTAGATCAATTATTCCATGTGAATGGACATGCAGAAATTTTACAAAAACTGAAACCACAGAGTATAGAACAATTGGCAGCAGTATTGGCTATTATTAGACCAGCCAAAAGATATCTACTTAACAGTGATTGGAAAGATATAATGTCTCAGGTCTGGACCAAGCCCGTGGATGATTCATATTATTTTAAAAAGTCACACGCTACTTCATATGCTATGGCAGTGGTGGTGCACATGAATTTGATCTGTGAATCTACACTGGATACACATGAGAAAATATAAAAATCCTAGTAAACAAACTGAGTTTGTTGATCGTCCTGATGTAAAACAACCTATTGAAGAAGTTCACTCACGTGAAGTAAAATGTTTTGGTGAAGATGAATGGGGCGGACATCCAACAGTGTATTACACCATAGATGAAACCAATCAAGTGACCTGTATGTATTGTGATAAAAAATTTATATATGTGGGAGAAGATGCGTAAACTTATTGACGGCACAGATTCAATTGAATTAGTTGAAGCAGTGTCATTGGTTGTAAAAACTAAATGTCCCAATAAGTATCTGTTATTAGATCTAGAAACTAATGAAATATATCGTGGTGCCAACAACGATTCCAGCAAACATTGGGTAAAAATAAATTATTCGTTTGAAAAAGATTTTAAAAAATTAGATCCTAAATCTACTGCCACAGCAGTGTATGTGCGTGAAATTTTAGATGCTGTGGAAGATCTTTTGAAACTTTAATTTTTAGGTTTTCTTACTAGTTGCACTGACTTGCGTTTGGTGCGTTTCACTGCTAGATTGTAAAGGTTTACTGTAGGACCGATTACTATTCTAACATCCTTGGTGTTCATCATCATTAGTATACTTTTGAAATATTGTATTTCTTTCCTAAGAAAAATACCTATGGGAATCATTCTGTTGCTTTCCCACCACCAAGATTCACATAAATCTAGGAAGGTTTTTTTCTCTTTTTCTGTGTGTATCTGTGTGTAGATATACATACTGGTGATGTTGTGATCTTGGTTGTTGATTACGCCAACGTATTCCTTCTCGCCATAGTTAACCACGCTAATAAAGGGGAAGTTTTCTGCTATATCTTTGCGCAACATTTTTCTATAAATACATCATATATTAGGATTAAACAACTATGCAACTAATTTACCAATATTTAGTAAATAACAAAGTACTTCTGACAGCGAATCTGGCAGGAGAAATAACGGAGTATAAGTCAGTGTATCAAAGAAACATTAAAATTTATAGAGGCATCGACAATCTAATTACATTTCAGCTCAATAATGCTGATCAGAAGCCTATCTCTATTGACACAGAATACACACCTTCTTTCTACTTGTATGATGAAACCGGCACATTAGTGGTGACCAAACAGGGCACAATCATCGAAGTTCAAGACAGCAGTGTGTACACCAACAAAGGACAATTTTCAGTCACACTTACAGAAAATGACTTGTTGGATCTTAAATCCCAGTATCTAAGTTACACAGTATGGTTGACTAAAACTGCTGACAATTCTAGAATGCTTACATACGCAAACACTTACTTTGAAAACAAAGGCGTGATATTTTTAGACCACACAGCGTTTCCAGGACCATTGAATTCTTATTCAGTCACCCAATTCAGTGAAACTGGCATAGGCACTGACATATATGTGTCCGAAAGCATCAGTGGACAACCCAGCATCAATGGCAATAGTGCCCTGCACACTGCTGCCGTTTACAACAATGCAGCCACAGCCACTTTGACAGTGCAGGGCACTTTGGACAACACAGTAA